TTACTTTCGAATAAGGTAAGCGTCCCCGTGCGTGTCCGAGACAGGCTTAATACCCGTTGTGACGTACACGAACGAAATGTCAACCTTGGCGCACAATTCGTCTAACTCGTTTACGTCCCAAGGTGTTTCACCCGCCATGCGACGCCAAATCCTGGGCTGAGATGTACCCATTCGGCGTGCAACCTCAGATACAGACAGCCCCTTCCGGGCAAACTCCTGTCGCAACCGGACAGTGATCGCCTGCGACTTGGTATCCCCCTCGTCGGCGTCCACGAACATCAAAGTGGTCATGTCAAATACTTTACACGCTGAGCGGATGAATACCTAGTCAGATCGTATTCACATCGCGCTACGCATCGAATATGTGCCGCGTGTCGGGGTTGCGCATCTATACGGATAGCGTATAGAACTACACGCATGTCATTAGACCCAATAAGCCAGCGGGTTGCGGGGAACGTACGAGCTGAGATGGCACGAGCGGGAGAGTCGCAATCTTCCCTCTCTCCTAAGATCCTGCTCTCCCAAGCCGCCCTTTCTCGGCGACTATGCGGGTTCACCTCCTTTACGGTCGATGAACTCGCCAGGATCGCGGAAGCTCTCAATGTCCCCATCGGAACCCTGCTCTCCGAGGCATCCAAGGCGGTGGCCTCGTGAGCGCTTTCGCTGACGTGCCCGAGCCCGACGAGACCGAGTTGCAGCGGGCCGCAGAGCGCGCTCTCGCCCGCAGTTGGCTCTCCCGCCGCTACCCGATCCGCGTCACACCGCTGGCGTACCTATCGGTCGGTCCACTCTCGCTGCTGCTGGAGGTACGTGGCCGACAGTGCGAGCCCGAGGTACTCGACCGCCTCGGCGATCTTGGTGAGAGTCTGATCCTGCGTACTCGCCTGCGCTTGCCGCGCCGATGCAACGGCCGCGTCCGCAAATTGTTTCGGCGTGGGCTGTCCCACAATGCTTCTCCTTCTGTTGGTACTGCTGACACGGCCAGCGTAGAAGGAGAACGGCCCGGAGCTGTCGAGGCTGCCCCGGCTCCGGGCCACCCAATCGACACCGCGTTTGAACTTGCACCCGATGACGCCGCGATAGTCCTAGACGCCGTACGCGGAACCGGCTCGGTCGGCGGTGCCGAATGAGCGCCGTTGAGCTGTTCACCTACGCCGACACGCACAACCTCCGCGTCGTCCGCGACCTGGACGGCAATCCGTTGTTCGTGCTGACCGATCTATGCCGGGTGCTTGAGCTCAGCAACACGTCCATGGTCGCCGAACGGATCGACGAAGCTGCCATAAGCCAGGCTGACATCAGCTCTGGCGGCCAGCGGCGACGCGTAACGGTGGTCAATGAACCCGGCATGTACGAGGTCGTCATCCGTTCGGACAAGCCCGAGGCGGCGAAGTTCCGGCGTTGGATCACGGGCGAGGTTCTGCCCGCTATCCGCAAGACGGGCACGTATAGCCGCTACCCTGCGCAGCCCACCGAGTTGCCCTCTAAGCGCCAGCTTGCCCAGATGGTGATCGATGCCGAGGACCGCGCCGAGGCCGAGACCCGTGCTCGCGTTGAGGCTGAGTCGCGCGCCAAGGAGTTGGCCATTCCGGCGTCGGCGTGGTCGCACATGGCTGACTCGACCGGCGACTACGCGGTAGACGACGCTGCCAAGGTTCTCTCGCGCGATCCTGCGATCAACATCGGTCGGGGCCGGTTGTTCTCATTCATGGCCGCCGAGGGGTGGATCTTCCGCGACAAAGCCACCAGCCGGTGGAAGGCCTATCAGACACAAGTCGATACCGGCCGTCTGGTCGAAAAGCTCGGCTCGCCCTACCTGCATGAGCCGACCGGCGAAATGAAGCTGCCCGCACCCACCATTCGCGTCACCGCCAAGGGTCTAGCGGAGCTGCATAAGCGGCTGGGTGGGGCCGAGCAACTACCCCTACTCGCATAGCGAAATCTGTTTCACCACAACTGAATAGGAAAACCCCGACGGCGGGCACTCTCGCCAAAGAACCACCCACCGTCGGGGCCACTTCAACCAGCCTACAAGGAGGCCGGTCATGCCCCACCGTATCTACATCCCTGCACAGAGTGTCGGGGGTGGTGCCCGATGACCATCGGACACGTCTCGCACCAGACCCCGCACGCCAGCGTCGTCGTCTCTCTCGGCGCCATCAAGGCGGTTCGCCTCGGCACCGGCATTGACCGCGTTGTCGAGGTCGAATTCGATGGCGGCACGCTGCTGACCCTCGCCCCGGAAGTGCTCGACGACATCATGCGCGAACGGGTACAGCAGGTCGTCGCTCAGATGGACCGCGCGGGCGTCGGCGGTCCCACGGGAACGCTCATCGACGGCGCCGCCCGCCTCGGCGGGGTGCTCGGGTGCGAGCCGTGGCGAGATCCGTGGTCGGAGCAGGGCAACCGATCGGGGGCGGCGCGATGACAAATATCGTGATGCGCCATGCCTTTTGGACTGTCGCACTGCTGGCTTTCGTCTACGCCATCGTCGCCCTGTTCGATCAGAGCTACGCCCAATTCGCCATCGTCATGGCTCTATTCGGTGTCGCGCTCGGCATTGATCTGTGGGTGAACCGGCGCGGCTGGTACCGCGACCGGGCAGCCGTCCTGCTGTTCATCGCCGCTCTCACCATCGGTGTTGCCGCGCTGTTCTCCGTACCCGCCGCGTACGCCGCCCCAACCACCTTCTCTCAGAACGGACTACACGAATGAATCTGCCCGAGGCCACGATTGCGCCCGAATCAATTCCCGCCCTGACCGACCTCTACGGCGCCATCAGGGGTATCAACAACGCCGCGATCATCATCGGTCTACAGAGCAAGCACGTCTATGCCGGGACCGTCCCCGAGTCGGTGGTACGCCAGCGCAGGGCCAAGAACCGCGCGGCGCGGCGCGCTCGGCGGGGGAACATCTCGGCCTTGCGCCGACAGGCCCGGCTGAATCGGAAGGTGCGCCGTCCTAGCCGCCGAATGCCATACGACATGGGCCACTTGATTGGTACGGCGCCGGGTGCCCCATGGCTGATCCACGAGCCGGAAGCTGGTGCGGCCGAATGAACCCCATCTACGAGCCCTACGCCAACCTCGCTGAGTTCCACGAGTCCATCAGCTACGGCAAGCACTCCAGCGGGCGTGTCTACTGCGGCCCATCCACTCCCGGCTACACCCCACGGCACCGCGCCGAGGACAACGCCAAGGTAGGTGCGTAATGCCAGAGCCAACACGGGCATTGCTCGAAATGGTCGCCGAGGTGGCGGACAAGCTCCAAGACCTCACGGCCCAGATCGAACCGGCTTCGCCGACATACCACTCGGGGCGCGCTTGGAGTCCGGAAGGACTGCGTGGATACGTGACCAGGTGGACCGCTGTGCTCGATGAGCGAGACGCCCTCAAGCGGGCGCTCACTGAGACATTGTGGGAGCTGCCCGCTGGTGCGAATCCTGATTATGCCGCCGCCGCGATCCTGCATCACTTTGACGTTAAGCCGAAGGGAGGCAAGGCATGACGCTCGCGTGGACCGAGAAGGTGGACGAGCTGCGTTCGCTCGGCTACCAGGACTGGGAGATTGCCAAGAAGCTCGGGAACTCGCCCGCGACGTTTCAGCGTATGGCCTTGCGGCACAACAAGGGTGTTGACGACCTCATGAACACCCTTGCGCGAGAAGAGAAACTGTCGCGGGGGTGGGTCTCGTGAAGACGCATCCGGTGGGCGTGGGCGATTGCCCCGCCGTCTTCGGCGCCTACTTCTGCACCCGCGACGACGGTCACGACGGCAGCCACATGGCGGCCGGGATCGGCGAGGTACTAGCGGTCTGGGATTCCGAGTTGGCCTGGTGCAACGGCGACCGCGAGGGCGGGCTGTGGTTCGGCAACACCGGGCGCGAGTGGGTCGAGGTCGCCGAATGAGCGAGCAGATTCCCGCCGAAGATGGCATGTACAGCGGCATTCCCGATGAGGTCTACCACGGCGACCGCACCAGCTTGTCGTCGTCCGGAGCCCGCGCGCTGCTGGCGCCGTCGTGCCCCGAGATCTTCCGCTACGAGCAGTTACAGCCCCCGGCACCCAAACCCCAGTACGACTTTGGTCACGTGGCCCACAAGTTCGTACTCGGCGAGGGCAGCGAGATCGCAGAGCTGGACCCGGCCATTCACGGGCTGAACAAGGATGGCTCCCCCTCCAAGGCGCCCACATCCACGGCGATGTGGCAGGAGGCCGCCGAGGCGGCACGCCAGCGCGGCCAGATCCCGATGCACATCGCCGAGGTGGCCAAGGCGCGGGCAATGGCGGCCAAGGTCCGCGAGCACCCGCTGGCCGCCGCGCTGCTGGCCGATGGGACACCGGAACTCTCCGGGTACTGGCACGACCCTGAGACCGGCGTACGGCTGCGATTCCGGCCCGACTGGCTGCCCAACCCTGGCCGTGGCCGCCTGATCGTCGTGGACTACAAGACGGCCACCAGCGCCCACCCTGGCCACTTCGCCCGCGCCGCTGCGGACTACGGATACCACCAGCAAGTCCCCTGGTATCTCGACGGCCTGGCCGCCTGCGACATCGCCGACGATGCCGCGTTCGTGTTCATCGTCCAGTCCAAGACGCCGCCGTTCCCGGTCTCGGTCATCGAGCTCAAGCCCGACGACATCGAGCTCGGCCGGCGCCGCAACCGCAAGGCCATCGACCTGTACGCCGCCTGCACTGCCCACGATCACTGGCCCGACTACGGCCAGGGCGTGCATTCCGTATCGCTACCGAGTTACGCCGTCTACCAGCAAGAAGGAGATCTAGAACAGTGACCGTCGCCCAATACCAGCCCCTCGCGCCAGCACCACGCACCGCGATCAGCCAGGCCACCTCCGTTGAGCAGTCCCGCGCTGTCGCCGAGGTCCAATCCGCCGTCATCGTGGCTCAGCAGATCCCCCGCGACATGCGGCGCGCCGAGGCCGAGATGCGCGACGCCTGCGGCCGCATGACCATGGCCGAGCAGGCCTTCTATCAGGTCAAGAATCGTGGAACCGGGCCGTCGGTGCACCTGATGCGCGAGCTGGCCCGCGTGTGGGGCAACGTCCAGTACGGCGTCAACGAGCTGCACCGCGACGACAACCGTGCTGAATCCGAGGTCCTTGCTTGGGCCTGGGATGTGCAGACCAATACCCGCGCCACCCGCACATTCATCGTCCCGCACGCCCGCATGAAGCAAGGGCGCCGTCAGGAATTGACCGACCTCGGCGACATCACGAACAACAACAACAATGCGGGCGCTCGCGCTGTCCGAGAGTGCATTTCAGCCATCTTGCCCAAGTGGTTCACCGAGGAAGCGCAGAACATCTGCAAGAACACCATCGAAAACGGCGAAGGTGTCCCGCTGCCTAAGCGCGTCGAGATCATGCTCGGCAAGTTCCGCGAAATCGGTATCACCGAGGCGCAGCTGGAGACCAAGATCGGCAAGAAGCGCGGCGCATGGGACGCGGGCGATGTCGCGCAGATGGGTATCACGTACACGTCGATCACCCGCGACGGCATGGACAAGGCCGAAGCGTTCCCGGTCACATCGTCACTGACCGAAGAGATAACCGCCGCCTCCAAGCCCGCAACAGCGCCGACCGCCCCCGAGACTGCCAAGGCGCAAGCCTCCACCACCAACGAGACCGTCGAGACGGCCGAGCCCGAACCGGCACCGGCTCCCGCGCCGGACGGCGGTGCCGACACCCCGCCCGACGCCGACCCCAGTGAGGTCAACTCTCAAGGCGAGTTCCTGGCCAGCAAGAAGGATCTCGGCACCATCCGGGGCCTGCTGGCCAACGCCAAGTACTCGTTGCGCACGCCAGAAGGGACCGCCAAGACGCTCACCTATCTCGCGTCCGTCATCAACAGGGACATCACCGCATTCGATGACCTCTCCGAGCGTGATGCCGAGGCGGTGATCGATGACTTGAAATCCCTCCAGCAGCAGTGATCCAACCCCATTAGGAAAGGAAACCCATGTCCGACAAGGAAACTGAGAAGGCTGAAGAGGGCACCGAGCTCGCCCCCGGCGACATCACCGAGTTCATCGTCGTGCTGACGCAGCTCGACAAGGGCCGCACCCAAACCGCCGCGACCAAGGCGCTGCACGAATGTGTCGAGGCGGCAATGGCAACCGGCAAGAAGGGCGGTTGCGTCACGCTCAAGATCAAGGTCGAGCCCCGCGAGTCCGGAGCGGTGTGCCTTGTCCCCGATGTCGTCAGCGCCCCCGCCAAAGACCCTGCCGGAACGATTTTCTTCGCCGACGGCGAGGGGGGTCTGTCCCGCGACAACGCCGCCATGTACTACGGCACCAAGTAACCAAGAAAGGGAATACAACCTATGTCCGAGAACGTAATTGACTACCCCTCCGAACGTATCGAACTCATCGAGCCCGCCGACACCAGCACCAATGGCCCGGTCTACCTGGTCACCGCCAACGGCCGCAACGGACTCGAAACTCGCGTCATCGACGTACGCGAAGATGCCCCCAAGGCCTTCCCGCCGCGCGACACCGCCACCCGCGTAGTCACCGACACGGCCTCATTCCTGGCCGAGGTCGCCCGCCGCCCCCTCATCGAGGGCCGATCCACGGTATGGGGAAATCGCAAGTACGGGGCCGTCACCGCGATCTATGACGAACTCTACTCAGATGCCAACGCCGAGTACACCCGTCGGGATGACGTGCTCGTGCTGCAATTCGTGCCGGACCCCGATTGGGCGACCCTGTTCAAGGCCGCCGACGGCAGATTTCACAGCCAATTGGAATTCGGCGACCTCATCGAATCGGCCGGCCACCTCATCACGAGCCACCCGGCAGCCGAGATCGTCGAAATTGTGGACAGCGTGCGGGCATCGAGCAAGGGATCGTTCGAGTCGAGCATCAAGCGCGCCACCGGCAGCGTGAACCTGACCTACAGCGAAGAGGTCTCGGCCAAAGCGGGCACCGCGACACGGCAACTGGAAGTACCGCGCGAGATCACCCTGTCGGCAAGGCCATTCGAGGACTACCCGCTTATCGAGATCCGGTGCTGGCTACGACTGGAGGTCTCCCAGGGCCACCTCGGCCTCGCGCTCGTCCCGCAACCATACGAGCACCTGGTGCGCGACGCGTGGACGCAGGTAACCAGCGAGCTCGCCGAAGACCTCGGCGTCCCGGTCTACGCGTCCAACCTCGGCAAGTAGGCCCCCGTGAGTGCCCCGGTGATCACCGATCGGGCAGACCCCCGATACACCGGGGCGCTCACCCGCCGCTGCCACATCTGTGGCGCCAAGGCGGACAACGACTGCCGCAACACGCTCAACCCCGACCAACCACTGCCAAGCCGCCTGGTGCACATCGAGCGCATGGAAGACGAGGACCAATGATGGACGACGACTACCCACTCGGTGAATACCTCGATGTCATGCCCTGCCGTCACGCGCCCCGAACTCGTTACTGGTCAGCAAGTTTCGTGCTACTGGCAACGAACTGGGGTAGATACTCGCCCATGCCACCTCGTGAGGTGACGGCATGATGCTTGGCACCACAGCCACGATCCGCAACCACTCCCTCGGGGACGATTGGGAGCCTTCCCCCTCCGGCTTGCTTGTGCCCCCTACTGTCAGTAAGCGCAGACACGATAGGCCCGTGGGTCTCGATTTGTTCTCCGGCGCAGGTGGTTTCAGTTGCGGTTTCCACCAAGCAGGTTGGCATGTGGCCGCCGCCGTCGAGCACGACGTGGACGCCTCCCTGACCTACCTGATGAACCTCGCCCGCCCTGGCGTGAAGATCCACATCGACCCCGACCACCCGGTTATCGGCCTAAACGCCGTACGGCCCAAGAAGTCAAAGCACAAGGGCGCAGTACCATTCGAGCCTCACATCGGTACTGGCTGGATCGCAACTCAACCCGGCGACCCCGGATGTGAACACTTCTACGTCTACGACATCAAGAACCTGACCGGCGAGCGCATCCTGGCCGACCTCGGCATGGAAGTAGGCGAGCTCGATTGCATCTTTGGGGGGCCGCCCTGCCAAGGATTCTCTGTAGCGGGAAAGCGCGACGTGATGGACCCGCGTAACTCGCTGGTGTTCGAGTTCGCCCGCCTGGTGTGCGAGATCCGGCCCAAGACGTTCGTCATGGAAAACGTTCCCGGCATCCTCAAGATGCGCACACCCGAGGGCATGCCAGTGCTCGACGCAATCGCCGCCTACATGTCCGGACGCGGCTACAGCGATTACGAAGCACTCCGGCAAGCTCTTGGCGCCGCCCCCAACGCCAGAGCCGGTGTCCGCGATGCGATGTCCAGCAAGCGCACCAAGAAGACCGACGACCGCGAGCCGGTTGACGACGGCCAGGACGCACTATTCGAGGTGGACGCATGAGAGAGCCCACGTCTACCCCTGGATTCCGGTTCATCTGCCATCGATGCTCGCGCCACTTCTGGTCAGTACAGGTGGTCACCGATTGCCCTCGCTGTCGAACCGCGCAGTGGAAAGCGTTCCCCTATGCCGATATTGAGGTCGGGGAAGCGAGCGGCGCATGAGCGCCCCCGCACCCGTGGAGATCCCCGAGCCGATCTACCGCTACTACGCCACCCCACGCGAGAGCGGCCCGTGCGCTGGCGGCTGCGGCGATGTGATCCTGCCAGGCGAGCTGATGGCCAAGTACCGAGACGAAATCCGTTGCAAGAGATGCGCAGAGAGGTGGAAGTGATGGGCGACAAGACCGGCATCGAATGGACTGATGCCACATGGAATCCGGTAACCGGTTGCACGAAAGTGGGAACACCAGGCTGCGATCACTGCTACGCCGAGACGTTCGCCGAACGCTGGCGCGGAACCAAGGGGCACTATTTCGAGACCGGATTCGATGTGCAGTTGCGGCCCGACAAGCTCGGCTTGCCGCTGCGCTGGACCAAGCCGCGCCGAATTTTCGTCAACTCGATGTCAGACCTGTTCCACGACAAGGTGCCTGACGAGTACATCGCCCGCGTCTTCGCCGTCATGGCGCTCGCGCCGCGGCACACCTTCCAGCTGCTCACCAAGCGGCATGGGCGCATGCGGTCGCTGCTGAACAGCGCCTACTTCCTGCAAGCTGTCGGCCGTGTATGGGCCGAGCCACCGTCCGACTGGCCGCTACCGCGCGACTGGCGGGTGCCGGTGTGGCCGTTGCCCAACGTCTGGTTGGGCGTGAGCGCCGAGGACCAGAAGCGCGCCGACCACCGCATCCCGGCGCTGCTCGACACGCCAGCCGCCGTACGGTTCGTCAGCGCCGAGCCGCTTCTCGGGCCGATCGACCTACATGCCGACCCGATCGGGAAAGACTCGGTGTTCTGGATCGGGCACCTCGACTGGCTGGTGGCGGATCAGCCACTACCAGGCCGACGGCAAGCCGCTTATGGTCGGCGCCCCCAATGACAACCCCGAGTACTCGATATCCGATTGGCCAGACGAATGACCCGCACCGCGGAGTCAACCAAGGCCTATCGCGCCGGACTGTGCATCGCGTGCCTGACCGAGCCACACGCACCCGGTAGGCCACGTTGCGACGACTGCGACCAGAAGCGATTCCGAACCACTTCCGAGAGAAAGGTGGCGGCCACAAATGTGGTTCCCCGTCGATGATGCGTTCCACTCACACCCCAAGGCGCAGCGCGCCGGAGACGAGGCGCTGGGCATGTGGACACGCGCCGGATCGCATTGCATGGCCTATTTGACGGACGGTTTTGTGGCCGAATGGTGGGTAAAACAGCAGCCGAAAGGCGCTGCAAAAGCACGAAAACTCGTCGATGCCGAGCTATGGCGCCGAGGCGAAAATGATGGCGAGGAGGGCTGGTGGTTCCACGACTGGAAACCAGAAAACCTCAAGGTCAACATACTTGCGGCCAGGGAGCAGGCACGCCAGCGGAAGGCTAAGTCACGCAGTCGGTCACGCGTGACAGATACCGTGACTCCCGCGTCCGGTCACGCGTCTGTCCCACCAACAACACCACCCCACACCACTCCACACCAAGTAAGTAATCAGTTGGTAGGGGATCTTGCGTTGGTAGACGCGGGCGAGGACAAGACCCCCCACTGCTCGAAGCATCCCGACGGCACAAGCGCGCCCTGCGGCGCCTGCGCTGACGCGCGGCGTGTCCGAGCCGAGATCCACCGCGCCCAGCGCGAATCCGAGCAGCAGGCAGCCCTGGAGGCCAAACTCGCAGCCATCGCACTGTGCGAGATCTGCGATTCCGACGGCTACGACGGCACCCGCGTCTGTGATCACGTTGACCGATCCGAGGTCGCCAAAGCCGGGGCCGCCAGAGCCCGCGCAGCGCTCGAAAATCCCCGCGCCGCGACCGGATAGTCACCAACCCCCTGAAATCCCGCCAGCGTTCAACTCAGCCCCAGGAATCGATATGCGAACGGAGACACGATGACCCAGAAAACGGACCCCGAGTGGTTTACCTGCCCCGGACTGACCGACGGCGCTCGCGTGGCCGTGCTGCTCGACGACGGCACGCTGGCCGAGGGCTACTGGCACGACGGCGCGGTACACGACGAGCCGCGCAAGCCAGCTCCCTCACCCGCACCCTGGCGCATCCACAAGCGGACTGACGGATGGACTCGCTGGACCATCTGCAAGCAACACGCACTCGACGAGTGCGAGCCGTGGTGCTATTTCGAGACCAGCACCGAAGCATTCGCCGCGTTCGCTGCCGGGTGTGCGCGATGAGGGAGCGCGACATCGATGGGCGGGCGCTGAAAGTACGTCGCTGCCGACACAACCTGTGGCACTACTACGACGCCAACGGAAACCGCCGATGTGCCGCCTGTGACGGCCACGTGCGACCAGTGCCCGGTGCCTCGATCTGCGCACCACCCAAGAAGGCCGGCCAATGAAGCACGGCGACGCAGAGCGCATATGGCAGATGTGCCTAGACCTCGGGCTGGCGGTGCAGCCCTGGCAACGCGCACTCCTTGACCACTACGAACAGCGGGACATCGATGCCCAATTCGACCAGATAGCAAGGAGCTTCACCGAATGACCAAGTGCAAGCGCTGCGACCGCGCTACCGATCTGTTCGCGTGCAAGGCGTGCGTGAGCGAGCTGCGCGACCGTCTGCGCGCGCTGCCCTGGTGGCTGGACCGGCTCACCGAGACCGCCGTCGGGCAAGCCAGACTCAGCCCCAGTGGTCGCGGCGGGCGCCGTCGGGTGCTGCACGGCGACGACACCCTCGTGAGTCACGTCGAACCGTTCCCCCGCGACAAGGACAGCGCACCAACCGAAAGGGACCAGCAGGAGCGATATCAGGCCGCCCTATGGCACGCCCTGGCCCTCGGTCGAGCCAACGGGCACGCCAGCGACGAGCTGGACCGCATCGGCAATGCGCTCTCGACGACCATCCGCGACATGTGCGAGACGCGGGGGCTGCAAGTACCCGAGTTCCGCACGCAGCCAAGCCCCGTGCCCGCCAACGATCCCGAGCCCACACGGGTGTACGTGCCCGATGCAACGACCGCTGCACTGCCGGATGCCTGCGCACGGTGCTATGTCGCGCTGCCTACGTCCGCGACCGGCGCCCTGTGCGACGACTGCGACGGGGCACCGGAGTTGCGCGCACCCGAGCCGTCAGCCGAGAACCTGCGGGCGACCTACACCGGCAAGCGCGGCGAGGACACACTGCCGGTGACCACCCTGGCGCGCATGGCCAAATGGCTGTACCGGCACGCTGGCGACGTGGCCCTGCAAGAGAACGCCGCCGAGATCTGCGATGAGATCGAGCGCGTGTTCCGCTCTGCCACCCGCGTGGTCAATCGCCCGCCGGAGCCGATGACCATCGGGCCGTGCATCACCGACCCCGCACCCGAGGCTGTCCTCAAGGAACGAACCGAGCAGGGCGACAGGACAACCCGATGCGGATACGCGCTCACCGCGCCGCACCAAACCAACCAGATCGTGTGCCCACGGTGCGGTGTAGGGCACATAGTGGCCGACGTGCTGGCACACAACCTCGGCGAGCTCGACGACCGCAACGCCACCGTGCGCGAGCTGGTGGACGTGGTACTGCCCCGCCTCGATGAGCACGTACCGCAGCGCACCATCGAACGGTGGATCCAAAACGGGCATGTGCCGGTTCGCGGCCATGACGCCAACGGCCACCAGATGGTTCGCATCGGCGATGTGCGCCGCGTGCGGGCGCAGCGACCGCGACACGCAAAGCGTGCCTGACCAGCGACGATGCGAGCGTGTGGCAAAATGGCGCTCAACATGCCAGTAGGTGAGCTGTATCTACTGCATGAAACCCCCGGCCTAGCTGGGGGTTTCGTCGTATCAAGGGTCGGCACATCACGCCCTGATAGCTGGTTCTGTAGCTCAAGAGGTTAGAGCGGGTGAACAAGTCCCCGGTGGAAACGTACGACACAAGTTCCGGGTGGAAACCAAGATGCGGGATCATGGCCCGCCAGAGCCCCTATGTCAGGCCCTCGGCGTAGAACTACCCGATGGACGCGCGCAAGGCTATACGTGAGGTCATCGAGGCCATCCCGAGCCTGTTTGGCCATACCCGTAAGACGACCATCGGCGCCGAAGGCGCCACCGAGACCGTCATCTACACACAAGCGCAGGTGGCCGACCTCATCGCCTCGGTGCTCCCCGATGCCCTCAAGACCAAGGGTCACATGGTGATCGCACTACCCGAGGTCGAGTCCTACGAGTCCGGCCGGCGCTACGTCCGAGTACCCATCACCGCGCAGCCATGGTCTGACGGCACCGTGCCCATCAGTCCACACGGTGACGCGGTGGCCATCCGCAACGTGCCCGACAAACTGCCCATGCAGGACGTGCCAGCGCTGGCCTCGGCGCTCATGGCCGCCTACTGCACATGGCACCGAACGCGACCGGTCTAGCTGCCACCCTGCTTGCGCTCCAACATCGCGCGTATCAGCCCCAGCTCGGCACTGATGGACAGCAACGCCTGTACCTTCGCGTACTCCAGATGCCGCTCACCGTCCGGATGGTCAGCGGCATCCCGCGAGAAGATCGCCGATGCACCGCCATTGAGGCGGCTCCACGCCTCGGCCCTGAGATCTTCAATGTCGGATGGCTTCATTGTCATGAGCTGGGATGGTAGGCGACAACCCGATGAGCAACCTGCGCAACGGCAGTCTTGAGCGCAAGGTCAAGCGTGAGTTCCGGCAGCGGTGCAAGGCCACCCGCGCGGTGTGCTGGCTGTGTCGTCAGCCCATCGACTACGCCGCCGCGCCACAGACCCCCGAGGCGTTCGAGCCCGACCACTACCAACCCGTCGAGAGCCATCCTCACCTCGCCTACGACATGACCAACCTTCGGCCCTCTCACTGCCGGTGCAACCGAGCACGGCAGGACACACCGCCTGAGCAGCGGAGATGGGTCCAACCCGACTGGTGAGCGGTGTTTGCAGAGCGCATAACCGCAGGTCAAAGAGTTAGCTGGCAGATGCAAAACCCCTGGTAGGGAGGGGGGTTCGATTCTCTGCAAACGAGCTGGCAGGCGACTCCGCGGTAAGGCTCCCTTTTCGCAAACGCCGTTGGACCTGAACATATCCCGCGACCGCTGTACAGGAGGCGTGTCCCATGCCTGACGTACACAATCGCACCCGATACCTGGCTGGTTGTCGCTGTGACCAGTGCAAACTCGCCAATTCGGAGTACCGCAAGGAGCTCCGGCAGCGGAAGAAGGGCGCGGAACAGTCCGGCCGCAAATTGGCGTCCGTGCGGTCGATGCCAGCAAACGCCGGTGGCGAGCAGAGCGCGCCGCGAGCCTCGGTGATCGGCGACGTACAGCAGGGCGTGATAGCTGAGATTGACACACTCGGGGTCGCCGCGTCGCGGCCCGGCCTGGTGGCCACGGCGTACGCGCTGGCGCGAGTACTCGACAACCAGCTGGCCATCGCGCAGCACCCCTCGGCGGCCCGGCAGCTCTCCGAACTGATGGACAAGCTGCGCAAGAGCGGCAGTGTCGGCAAGGGCAAGCTCGCCGCTGTGCGGGCGATGACCCGCCAGACCGGAACCGGCGAGGCCACGGGTTGAGTACCGCGTGCGCAAAGCGCATCCTCGGATGCACCGAGCCGCGCATCTTCACCCCGCCGCGCCGTGAGTTGACTCCGCAGACCTCGCACGGGTTCGCGTGCATCGCGTTCGCCGAGCAGCTGCTCGGGCTGCGGTTGTTCCCGTGGCAAGAGTGGCTGCTCATTCACGCGCTGGAGCTCAACGAGGACGGCACCTACCGATTCCGGTTCGTCATCGTCGAGGTGGCCCGGCAAAACGGCAAGTCGCTGATTCTGCTCGTGCTGGCGCTGTGGCACCTGTACGCGCTCGATTCCAAGATGGTCATCGGCACCGCGCAGGATCTGGCCCGCGCCGAGAAGGCATGGGACGAGGCCGTGCAGTGGGCCGAGGGCGACGAGGAACTGGCGCACTTCATCGAGAAGGTGGACCGAGGCCACCCGAAGATGTTGCGGCTGGCCAAGACTGACGAGACCCCATGGTTCCGCGACTATCAGGTGGCCGCTGCCACTCGTCGCGGCGGTCGCGGCTTCTCCGGCGACTTGATTCTGCTCGACGAGCTGCGCGAGCACACCAACTGGGAGTCGTGGGCGGCCGTCACCAACGCGATGAACGCCCGTCCCCGTGGTCAGGCGTGGGCGTTCTCCAACGCTGGAGATGCGATGTCCATCGTTCTGCGCTGGCTGCGCACCACGGCACACCAAGCGCTCGGGTGGCCCGACGGCGACGCGGACGCGGCGGTACTCGGCGAGCTCGACGCCGAGATGGAGGAATACCTCGCCGAGCACGCCGACGAGGAAATGACCGGCTGGTTTGAATGGTCAGCACCCCCCAAGGCCAAGCGCACCGACCGGCAAGCATGGGCACAGGCCAACCCCTCGATGAATCACACTGAAATCACCGAGGATTGCGTCACCGAGCGGGCCATCGCCGGGGCACTGCGGGGCAACCCGCCGCACATGTTCGAGACCGAGGTGCTGTGCCGGTGGGTCTCGATGTCCGACGCCGGACCGTTCCCCGAGAGTTCGTGGGCCGACACGCTGGACAACACCGCACGCCCCGCAGAGGGCAGTCCCCGAGTTGTGTGCGTGGACGTTTCCTGGTCACGCACACACGCGTATGTCGCGCGGGTAGGCCTCGACGATGACGGCAAGCCGGTGGCCGGCATAAGCGCCGACCGCTCCGGAACCGATTGGGTGATCCCCTGGCTGGTCGAACACCAGGACGGTTTCGCCGCCGTGGTCATGCAATCCAACGGTGCCCCCGTCACATCGCTGATCGAGGACGCCAAGGCCGAAGGCCTCAACGTGATCGAGTGGGGCGGCGCTGATCTGGGGATCGCCACCGGCAAGGTCTGGGACCACATGAACGAGCGCACCCTGCGCCACCTGGAACACCCCGGCCTCGACGCGGCGGCTACCAGCGCCGCCATCAAAGTACTCGCGCAAGGTGCGTGGGTCATCGACCGAGCCAAATCGCCCACCGACGCCGCACCACTGCAAGCCGTAATCGGCGCGGTATGGGGACTGGAAACACTTGAGCCGGAGAGTCGTTCGGCCTACGAGGACGAGGAGCTGATGATTGTTTAAGCGCAAGCATCCCGCAGTAGGGCGTGAGGCCGTATGGAACCTGCACTCTGGTAGCACAATTCGTGGTGTCCTCGTGAAAGAGGCAGGCCCGAAGCTGATCTTGCGCGCGGCCAGCGTGTACGAGCCTGGCCAGGAATGGATACCGGCTGATGGCGAGATCATCATCGACTCCGGCAACGTGGACTACGTACAGGTCCCCTGATGGGCATCACGGTTAGCGGTGGTACCCCGATCCCCATCGGTACGCCATGGTCTCGGTACTCCCCGATCCAGCAGCGCATCGACATCTCGCCGTTCCTATCACTGGAGTATTTCGAGATCTGGCGCCTACAACCCTCGGTGCGCCGCGTCGTGTCGTTCCTGGCGCGCAACATCGCCCAACTCGGCATCGGGGTATTCGAGCGCCAGTCAGAGGCCGAGCGAGCCAAGGTGTTCGAGCACCCCCTGGCCAAACTGCTGTACCGGCCCAACCCCAAGATGACGCCGTATCGGTTCAAGTCAACGCTCATCCATGATCTGGGCATCTACGACGTTGCCTACTGGCGCAAGCTGCGTGTTGGATCCAAACTGGTTGGCCTCCAGCACCTACCGCCCCGGCTGGTGACCCCGGACAACTACAACTCACCGGGCCTGTCCCCCACCGCTTTCAAGGTGGCCGGTCCCGCTGGCAGTGCCGGTGAAGTCATCCCCGCTGATGACGTGTTCTATGTGCGCGGCTACGGCGGCATCTACGACATCGGCATTTCGCCGTTGGAGTCGCTGCGTCAAATCCTGCGCGAAGAGTGGTCGGCCAGCGACATGCGCGACCAGATCATGCGCAACGGCGCCCGCATGTCCGGATACCTTTCCCGGCCCAAGGAGGCCCCCGCGTGGACCAAGGAGGCTCGCGCGAAGTTCAAGGAGTCCTGGCGTTCTCAGTACGCGGGGGCCGACGCCAGCCAAGCGGGCGGCACCCCAGTGCTGGAGGACGGCATGACGTTCGTTCAGGCCAGCCAAACCGCAAAAGACTTGCAGTACATCGAGGGCCGCAAGCTCACCGACGAAGAGGTATGCCGGTCCTACTTCATCCCGCCGCCCATGATCGGCATCCTGGACCGGGCCACGTTCGCCAACATCACCGAGCAGCACGCCATGTTGTACCAAGACACCCTCGGCCCTCTGCTCGAACAGATCGAGGACGAGATCGACCTCCAGCTGCTCCCCGAGCTGGAGCCTGTGACGCCAGAGCGATTCTTCTGCGAGTTCAACCTGCGCGAGAAGCTGACGGGCAATTTCAAGGACCGCGCCGGGATCATGCAGACCGCCGTCGGCGGACCCTGGCTAACCATCAATGAGGCACGCGCCCTGGACAATCGGCCACCCGTGGAGGGCGGCGACGACCTGATCAAGCCGCTGAACCTCACTCAGAACGGCGACCGCAACCCGATACCGGCTGACGACCAGGCCCCGGAGCAACCGGCTGACAACGAAGCCACCGACGAACTCGACGACGACGAGTAAGGGAGTACCACCCATGCGCACCAAAATGGCGAACATACAGATCAAGGCCGGACCCGACGACGGGCTCGCTGAAGGTCAGTTCACCGCGTACGCCAGCGTATTCAGCAACATCGACAGCTACGGCGACGTGGTAGTCAAGGGCGCATTCGCCAACTCCCTTGCCGAGTGGGCGAAGTCGGGCAGTCCGATACCGCTTCTGTTCGGGCACAACATGTCCGATCCGGACTACAACATCGGGCACGTCGAGTCCGCGGTGGAGGACGAGCACGGACTGCTCGTTACCGCGCAGATCGACACCTCCAACCCCAAGGGGTTGCAGGTGTACAAGATGCTCAAGGGCCGCCGCGTCAATCAGATGTCTTTCGCCTACGACATTCTCGACGGCGGCATGGCCGAGCGGCCCAAGGCCGGTGCGACCGTCGGCGAGGACGGCACCGTGCCCACCGAATCGTTCTACGAGCTGCGCGAACTCAAGCTCTACGAGGTGTCGGTGGTGACCATCGGCGCCAACCAGGACACCGAGATCCTTGCCGTCAAGGCACGCGAAATCGCAGCGGACACCAAGGCTGGCCGCGTGCTGTCGGCCAAAAACGAGAGCGAACTACGAGACGCACACGAGGCCATCAGCCGTGTGCTCTGCGCTCTCGGCAGCACACCTGACGAGGACAAGGCCAGCGAATCCGGCCCGTCTGAGCCAGCGCCCGAAGCGGCGCCCGTTCAGGCCAACCGCAAGTCGCCCGTCGCATCCTCGGCGCACAAGTTGATCGAGCTGGAACTAGCCAGCGCGATCTAAATCCAAAGAATCAGAAGGAGATTCACATGTCTGCACGACTGTTGCAGCTCAAGGAGCGCGCCGACGCGGCACTCAAGACGGCGCGCGACATCGCAGAGAAGGCCGAGGCCGAAGGCGGCCGCGACTTCAAGGACAACGAGCAGGTCGAGTACAACACCGCCGTGGCGGCCGCCAAGGACATCTTGGAAGCCATCAAGGCGGTCAAGGCCGATGAGGCAATCTTGGCCGAGGCCAAGACCTTTGCCGACAACATCGGCGTCCCGGAAACCAAGGGCGGCCATGCCGAGCTCAATTTGAGCCTCGGTACGACCGTGATCCAGTCGCCGGAGTTCAAGGCGATGATGGATCGATTCAAGACCGGCAACGGCGAGTTCCGCATCCCGGACCGCGCCAAAATCCAGTCCGACGCGATCTCGCTCAAGTCGTTGTTCGTGGGTCAGTCCCGCACCAGCGCTGGCGCGTTCATCGTCCCGGACCGCACCGACATTGTGGAGATGCTGGGCCGTCGGCCGTTGCGTCTGCGCGATCTATGCGCCAAGCGTCGCACCACCTCCGATGTGGTGGAGTACGTGCGCGAGACCAGCCACACCAACAACGCCGCTCCGGTTCCGGAAGCCAGCAGCGCAGCGGCGCCCACCGCGCCCGGTTCGGCCGGCCCACTGGTGACCGACCCGAACGGCGGCTACAAGCCCGAAGGCTCGTGGGCATTCGAGGTCAAGCAGGCCACGGTCAAGACCATCGCCGAGTGGGTGCCGGTCTCCAAGCGGGCACTTGCCGACGTGGCGCAGCTGGAGGGCCTGATCAACGATGAGCTCCAGCTCGATATCGCCGAGGCCGAGGACAACCAGTTCCTCAACGGCAACGGCGTGGGTGAGAACCACACCGGCATCCTGAACACCTCCGGCATCCAGACGCAGGCGTTCACGACCGACATCTTCACCTCCCTGCGCAAGGCGATCACGAAGCTGCGCACCGTGGGCCGCGTACAGCCGAACGCGATCCTGGTCTCTCCGGCAGTCAAGGAGCAGATCGAGCTCACCAAGGACGAGATGGGCCGGTACTACTACGCCGGACCGTTCAACACCGGAGTGACCACCTTGTGGGGTCTGCCGGTCGTCGATTCGGAGATCATGCCCGACACGCACGCACTGCCCGGCGACTTCTCCAAGGCCGTCATCTGGGACCGCGAGCAGACCAGCATCACCATGACCGACTCGCACGCGGACTTCTTCATCCGCAACCTGGTGGCGGTGCTGGCCGAGGAGCGCAACGCGTTCGGCGTCACCCGCCCGCCCGCCTTCTGCAAGACGGCGGTGGCCTGATGACTCTGCGCGAGTACGAAGTGGCCACCGGCGACCCCTGGGGCCGCACAACCACCATCCAGCTCTCCGACGAGGACGCCAAGGCGCGCGGCTTGATCCCGCACACCAAGGCCGACACCAAGGCTGACACCGAGGACGACGCTGGCGACGGCGACAAGGCCGACGGCGGGGATGCTGGCGGCGAGAAGCAGGCCAAGGCACCGGCCAACAAGGCCGCGCCGAAGGCTCCCGCCCACAAGGGCAGCGCCGAGGCCTAATGCCCGAGCTGAACGAGGCTGCCGTCGAGCAGTACACGCAGGGGCGGCTGGTCGCCGATGATCCGGAGACTGGCCGCCTTCTGCGGGCAGCGCTGGCCGCTGCTCGTGCGTACTGCGGATGGCACGTGACGCCGGTCAAGACCGGCGACACGGTGGAGCTTGACGGGCCGGGCGGCAACACGCTGATGCTGCCCACCCTCAAGCTCATCTCGCTCGCCGAGATCCGCGAACGCAGCGCACGCTACGGCGGGGCCACCGATGAGACGGTCTACTCCCCTGCCCAACTGGAGATCTCACGGCAGGGCATGGTCCGCAAGAGGCCCGGAATCGCACCCGGCCCGCCGTGGTGGACGCACGAGCTCGGTGCGTTGAGCGTCACGATGACCCACGGCTTCACCGACGACGAGGCCGCGAACTGGCAAGGCGCCATCTTGTCCATGGTTGACCGGGTATCAACCATGATCGGCGGTGGCCCGTTCATCGGCATCGGCCCGTTCCAGTACGGGGCAACTACGTCATCGAGCGCTCACTCACAATTCAGCGACGCCGAACGCGCCACGTTCGACCTCTACCGACTCGAGCCCACGCCGTGACCGAGTGGGTGACGGTCACCCCGCTTGGCGGCAAGGACCCCATTACCGGCGACCAGCTGCCCGACGGCGCACCGCTGCGCCTGTTGGCCTACGAGGTTGCGCCCGGTAACACGCTGTTGCGGTTCGGGATTGGCGGCGATCTCGACTCGGTGGAATTCACCACCTACCTGCCGTTGCGCCACCGGGGCGCGGGCGGGGTGTGGACAGCGACCGCAGCCGTGCTGGCCAAGCCCTTCCGCATCGAGGTACGCGACCGCAAATGCCTTGGCCGCATGCAGGAATGGAACTCACGTGGCCGGGGCGGTATCGCCGTGCTGTGCCACTCCGCGACCGGCAAGGGCACCTGATGCGTGTGCAGGCCGCCCCCGCGCCGCTGCTGCGCGCCTGGCTGGCCCCGAAGTTCTCCGGCGTGACCGTCGCCGACGCGGTGCCCGACGAATGGACACCCGACGAGGCGCCGGTCATCGTGCTTGCCGACGACGGCGGCCCCGTCGTCGTGGCCTGGTCCGGGCAGATCGTGCGGTCCTATCACGTCATTCGCATCACCGCGCGCGGACGAGTCCGTACCGCCGTCGGTGAACTCGCCCGCATAGCGGCGGGCCACCTGTCCACCGCCCGCCTGCCGGGCATCAAGGTCCACGGCGTCGGCCCGGTACTGGAGTCTCGAGACCCCAAGACCGGGGCGGTGCTCGCCTCCACGCTGGTCAATGTCCAAGCACGAGCCAGGCAGATCTGATGGCCAAGAGCCCGACGTTCAAGCTCAACAAGAAGGCCATCGCCGAACTGGCCAAAGGCGCAGCCGCACAGGCCGTTGTCACATCGGTTGCCAACGACATCGCGGCCGCGACCGGCATCGAGGCCGAGGTCGTCGAGTACACCACCGACCGCGCTGTGGCTGCGGTCAAGGTCCGCGCGTTCGACCAGGCCGCCGACGGCGTGCTCTCCCGCGCGGCTGCCAGCGCCGGAATTCACATCGCTACCAAGTAGGCGGCCCAGGACCGCAACAAGTTTCACCGACCACCACAGGGGTTGTCGGTGTTTGTCCGTGCGCGCCGTCGCCCGGACTCGACAAGAAGGAGAATCACAATGGCCGGCAATGCCGACAACGTGAAGCTGTGGGACGGCGCTGATGTGCTGATCTACACCGGCACGGACAGTCCGTACGACATCACCTCGCCAGCGACCACCAACAACCTGCCCGCGACGATCACCGACCCGTGGCCCGCACTGTGGAAGTACGTCGGCCTCCTGCACGGCGACAACGGTTTCGAGAACACCCGCGAGTGGAACGAAACCGACATCACCGCATGGGGTTACGGCGTGGTCAAGGTGGCCAGCAAGAACCTCAAGGTGGAACGCAAGTTCACCGCCCTGGAGGACAACGAGACCACTACATCACTGATTTGGCCGGGGTCCACGGACACGGCAATCGTGGTCCCCAAGCCCGCCAGCCGCTTTATCGCGTTCCAGCTGGTTGACGATCTCGGTCACACCACGCGCTACATCTCCAAGCTGCGTTCGCGCATCTGGGCGCCCAACGCCAACGAAAAGGAAGGCGCCGCAGACGGATACGGGTTCACCGCCCGCATCTTCCCCAATAGCAACAAGGAGCTGTTCGCGCTCCAGAAGTCGGCGGCATAGCCATGATCCGAGTGGAGCTGACCAAGGAAACAGAGCATTTCCCCGCTGGCGCGGTCATCGCGGTCGATGAGAACTCAGCCAAGGCGCTCATTGCCCGCAAGGAGGCCAAGCTCGTTGGCGAGGTCGAGCCCGAGGTGGTCGAATCGGGCGGCGAACGGGCGCGGGCCATCAACGCCGCCGCCAAGGCCGACACCGAAGCCGAGGCCGAAGGCGAGGACCCGCCGAAGAACGAAGCCCGCAGCACCGCAAAGGGTTCCAAGTAACCACAGCCGTCACCCCGCGCCGTTTCCCTCGGCCCGGCGCGGGGTGGCTTCACCTGTCAATGCCGGGGAGCCGAGGGAGAATCTGAAATGGCAAAGCAGACAACAAGTCCGGCCGAGGCCGAGGCGAAGGGCATCGAGACTCAGCAGGTCGCCTACGGCGGCCACGCCTACGAAGTGCCTGCCACGGTGGATGATTGGCCGATTGAAGCGCTGGAGGCAGCCGAACGAGGACTACCATCCACGCTGCTGCGAAGCGTGCTCGGACCGGCACAGTACGGCGCGTTCAAGGCGCGGCATAACACCGTCAAGGATCTGCGGGCGCTCTCCGACGCCATCGCCGAAGCGTCCGGATTCACCGCCGCGCTGGGAAACTAGTTGCGCCAGTGATCCGCACAGTGCCTCCGACATGTGTTGCACTGCGCGGGTTTCTGGCCCTGCTCCGGTTCCACTGCGATCTCGTCGAGGCCGATCTTTCGACGTTCCATCACATCGACTACCGGGACCGCTGGCGTCGAGACTCCGAGGGGATACGGCGGCTCACGCTGCGCATGATCCATGTACGCGTGACGCATCTACCCGCCACATCGGCTCTGTCCCTGCACTTTTCCAACGGGAAATCAGCGTGGGACCTACACGCTCACCTCATGGCCGACATGGTGACCGCCTGGACCGGACACCAGTACGACCGCAACGGCGAGCAGGCCCACGCGCAGAAGCAAGCCACCGAGCGTCGGGAGAAACGGCGCGAGTCTGCCCGCAAACGCGCACGAGCGCACAACAGCCGAACGGTGGCCGATGACATCGCCAGAGCCAAACGCAACGCCAGAGGGGGTCAATGATGGCCGATAAGACCAACATCGGGTACGCCATGCTCCCGGTGGCGCTGTCTTTCGAGAACATCACCAAGGAGATCGCCAGCAAGCTCGGTATACCCCTGAAAGCGGCGGGCGCCAAGGCAGGTGTGGACGCGGGCGCGGCCATCGCCGCTGGTGTCGAGCAGGCCAAGGGCAAGGTGGAATCGTCCAGCGCGAAAGTCGCCACGGCGTTGAAGAAGATTGAGGACCAAACCGGCAAGGTCAAGGTGGCCGAGGCCCAGCTACAAGCGTTGCGCGACAAGGGTGTCACCGATGCCGGGCGGCTGGCGGCGGCCGAGGAGAAGGTGGCCGCCGCGCAGCGCAACCTCACGCAGGCCGAGAACGCGCACACCAACGCCACGGGCGCGCTGCGCAACGCCCAAGTCAACCTCGCCAAGGCCCAAAAGGATGCCGGGGATGCTGCCGAGGGCGCGGCGGTCAAGTTCGGTCTTCTCTCTCGCGTCAGCGGCGCCACCGGCAACGCGCTCGGCGCGGCGGCATCGGGTGCGCGCAGCCTAACTGGGAGCTTGGCGGGCGCGGCCGGCCTCGTCGGTGGGGTGGCCGCCGTGACCACCACCTTGACCAAGGCGCTCACAGTCGGGTTGGACTACACGCGGTCGATGAACACTATGCGGGCGGTATCGGGCGGCACCGCAGAGCAGATGGCGCAGGTGGGCGCGCGGGCACGTGAGCTGGGCAACGACATCAGCTTGCCGGGCACCTCGGCCAACGACGCCGCTGCGGCCATGACCGAACTGGCCAAGGGTGGGTTCGATGTTCAGCAGTCGATGGACGCTGCCAAGGGCACGCTCCAGCTGGCGGCCGCTGCCGGTATCTCCGCCGCCGAGGCCGCCACCATCCAGTCCAACGCCCTGAACGCCTTTGGCCTGAGCGCCGACTACGCGGGCAAGATGTCCGACATTCTGGCCAACGCCGCCAACGCCTCCAGTGCCGAGATCACCGATATCGCCTATGGGCTCCAGGCCGGGTCGGCGGTGGCCAACCAGTTCGGGATCAGCGCCAAGGACACCGCCGCGACGCTGGCGCTGCTGGCCAACAACGGCATCAAGTCCTCCGATGCCGGTACGTTGCTCAAGTCCGCGCTGCTGCACCTGGCCGCACCGTCCGATCAGGCATCAGCTGCCCTCGATGCCCTCGGGGTGCAGGCCTACGACGCCCAAGGCAATTTCGTCGGGCTCGCCGCGCTCATGGGTCAGCTCCAGGAGGCATCCAAGCGGCTGACCCCGCAGATGTTCCAGGAGAACGCCGCCATAGCGTTCGGCTCAGATGCGGCCCGCCTGGCGGGCATCGGCGCCAAGGAGGGCGCCGACGGGTTCAACAAGATGGCCACGGCCATGGACCGCTCGGGGGCTGCTGCCGACGTGGCCGCCGCACGCACCAAGGGCCTGCCCGGTGCGGTGGAGCGCATCAGCAATGCGGTCGAGTCGTTCTCGCTGGCGCTCTACGACGTGATCAGCGGTCCCGCCCAACAGTGGGCCGACCGGCTCGCCGAGGGTATCGGCAAGGCCGAGGACGGATTTAAGGCGGCTGTCCCCTACGTCAAGGACTTCTTCAAGGAGATCGACCAATCGGGCGTCATCGATCTGGTCAAGGGCGCGTTCTCCACGCTGCTGGCCACCGTTACCGGCGTTGTGACAGCAGGGATCGCGGTCGGGCGGTTCTTCAACGAGAACAAGGAGCTGGCCGGGGGCCTGGCGGTCATCCTGACCACCCTGCTCGCGCCCGCGCTGGCGGCCATGGCGGTCTCGGCGGCATCGGCGGCCGCCGCGATGGTGGTCTCGGGTGCGACGACGGCCGGGTACTACGCCCTTGTCGCGGCCACCAAAGCGTGGACGATCGCACAGTGGCTACTCAACGCCGCGATGTCGGCCAACCCGATCAGCCTTATTGTCATCGGAATTGCTGCTCTTGCAGCTGGATTGATCTACGCCTACAAGCATTCCGAGACGTTCCGGCGCATCGTCGATGCGGCCTGGAAAGGCATCAAGGAGGCCGCATCAGCGGTCGTTGATTGGTTCACCAACACGGCGTGGCCTTTCCTGCAACGCGTTTGGGAAGGAATCGCCGCTGGCTGGCGCGGGCTCGTGGACACCGCCGAAGGGGTATGGACCGGTATCCGCGACAAGTTCAACGCCATGGTCGATTTCTTCTCCAACCTGCCATCTGCCATCAAGGAGAAGACAATTGGCATGTGGGACAGCATCAAGGACTCGTTCAAGTCGATGGTGAACGGGCTGATCATGATGTGGAACGCCATGGCCGCCAAGCTGACGTTCACCATGCCGGATATCCCCGGTGTCCCGCGTCGCGGCGAGAGCATCCAGCCCATTCCCTCGCTGCCGATGCTGGCCGCTGGCGGGGTTGCCGGCCGGACCACCGCAGGCCGTCTCTGGGGGCCGGGGACCGGCACCAGCGACTCGATCATCGGCGTTGATACACGCGGGTACCCAACGGCTTTGGTTTCCACCGATGAGGGTGTGGTCAAGGCCGCGGCGATGCGCGGAAACGGCGCCGCTGTCGTCGCGGCCCTCAATGCCGGATGGTTGCCCTCGGCAGAGTACCTGCGCGCGATGCTCATTGACGGCGGCCTGCCCCGCTATGCCGAGGGACTGAACCCCGGCGCCGATTTTCTGCGCACCACCATCATGCAGATGTGGCCCAAGATCACTCGCATTGGTGGCCGCCGCTCCGAAGATGGCTACGGCGAACACAGCACGGGCAACGCCATCGATGTCATGATCCCCGACTACAACTCGCCCGAGGGCATGGCGCTGGGCAATAGCGTGCTGGCCTTCTTGCAGAAGAACGCCTCCACTCTCGATGTGAACGGGATCATCTGGCGCCAAACCTCATACGGATACGGCGGTAGCTTCGCCACCGGGACCGGCATGCCCGATCGCGGCACCCCGACTCAGAACCACATGGATCACCTGCATGTGATCCTGGGCAAGGGGCGCGGTGTGGGTGCGGTCCCGACTGCTGTGCCGACGGCGGCGCTCTCCGGCGGTGCGGGCGTGTCCGCTCCGCTGTCGGCGGGCGGCGGTGCGGGTGGCGGTGTCCCCGCTGGTGCGACCGCTGGCGTTGGCCCCAATGGTGAAGCGGGCTACTACCAGAGTGATCCGCGCAAGGTGCGCGACGCCGAGCAGAAGGTGGCCGATGCCGATGACCGGGTGAAGCGCGCCGAGCAGCGGGTGGCCGAGCTGAGCAAGAAGGCCAAGGAGTCCGAGCGGATGACCGCGCAGGACAACCTGGAGAAGGCCAAGCGTGAAGCCCGCGATGCCCGAGATGACTTGGAGCAGACCAAAAAGGGCAAGTTCACCGAGACTAGGCAACCCAAGGGCGGCAATGGTATTGGCGGTGCCGGTGGCGGCGGTGACCTCGGCGGTGCGGGCGGCATCTTCGGATCGTTCCTCAAGGAGACATTCGGTCTTGACGGGTCATGGCTGCCGGACATCTCAAACTTCGGTCCCCTCAAGATGTTTGACTCATTCATGACGGCCTTCAAGGGGCCGATACAGGGTGCCATCGACGGTCAGCTCGGCATCCAGCAACCCGGCTGGACACCCGGCTCGGACTGGCAGCCGTCCTCGGCAGCCCCGGTGTCCGCTGGCGGTACCGCCGCGCCCGGTCAGGGCAACGCCCCCGGCACCGAGGGCGGTCTGAACATCGCGGGCCTGAACCTGCCCGGTTTCGCACCGCCCAACGTCGATGCCTCAATCCAGGTCACCGCGAACGGCCCCGGCGCCGACGAGATCGCCACGGCGGTCCGCCGCGCCGCACCCGACCAGCAGACGCGGCTGGGCGCTGCGATCCCGACGGGCTTCTGATGGCGCTACCGGCAGATACCTCCTGGGGTGCGCTTCCCGAGCGGATGCGCGCCGAGCACATCGAGTGCCGCATCATCGACACGACCGGCAACGTGTGGCACCTGTCGGGTCCCAACGCGGGCGTCGAGGGCGCCATGATCAACGGCGCCATTGACGGGCTCGGTGAGATCCCCGGCAAGGGTGTGTGGTCCGAGACCGCCAACAGCGCCCCCTACTTCGAGCGGTGGATCGACGGCCGCCACGAGATCGCATTCCGGGCGCTATTGATCGATGATCACGCATTCGGCTGGTATGGGACGCGCCGACGGTTCATGGACGGCCTCAAGGTCGATACCCCCTCGTGGTTCACCGTCACCTCACGCCTGTACGGCGAGGTCTGGTTGCCGGTGCTGCGCGACTCGGTGCACACCATCTACGAGGACGACCCGACCGCCGATGACACCAACTACAGCCTTCATGAGCTGGTGCTGGCGGCCTCTGGTGATCCCCGCTGGCGGCGGCCCGACCGGGTGGGCATGTGGCAATCGACCAACGGGCAAAAGGTCGGCTCGATCCGTGTGGTCAATCGCAGTGACGTACCGATCAGGCCCTACTTCATCTGCGAAGCACCAGGGCGGATCAAGCTGCCCGATGGGCCGGCCGCTGTCATCACCGCCCCGGACGCCGAGGACCACATCGACTTTCCCGGCCTGCTGGGACTGTTCGGCTTGTCCTGGCTCACCCCGCGCGGTCTGCGTCGGCACCGCGAGCCCGAAATGGTCATCGACTTCACGCTCTACGAGGACGAGCACACTCTCATCGACACCGACCCCTGCAACCGCATTGCCATCAGCGACAAAGACCCGGTGGACAACATCGGGTTGCAGTTCATCCGCAACTCCGAGATCGCTTCACTGATCACCGGAAACGCTGGCGAGCGCGGCCAAACCATCATGGAGCGGCTACGCGGGCAGGGCTTCTCGGTGCCGATCCCGGCACGGTCGGAGGCCTCGCTGCCGGTCTACCACTCCCGACCAGGCGGCCGCATCTGGTGCGTGGTACCGCAAAGGTTCGACCATGCCACCTAGCGCCATGACCGGCGCGGTGATGGACCGGCTGGAGTCTCAGCGGTACGCCTACATCAACAGGCCGCCCCAAGTCCCGCTCTTTCGGGTGTGGGATAAAGACTTTCGGCTGCTGTGTCAGATCGCCGACCCCGAAGAGGCGGTCTGGGAAGAGCTCGACGACAAGGTAGGCGGCGCTCAGGTCACCATCGCCGGGCAGCGGTTCGCCTGGCTGCGCAAGCTCATCACGCGGGACATCCCGTATGACGAGAACCTGATGCTGACGGTAGACCCCGATGTCACCAACCCGCACGACTTCATGGCCCGGTGGGGTGGCTGGATCGATGACATCGACGACATCGTGGAGGCTGGTCAGCCAACTCGAACAGTGTTGAAGTGCACTAGCTTTCGTGATCATCCGAACTTTGTCAGCGTCGCGGCCAACCCTATCTTTCCGCCGGAGGTGCAGGCGCCCAAGATTTTCATGAACGGCGGCCCGACGGCCTGGACATGCGCAAGTACGGCTTTTATCAACCTGTTTCGCATCTACACTCTCAACGGTTTTCACCCAATCCCACGAAACCTGTTCGCCCCCAAGACATGGCTGGAAAACCTGCATATCTTGAATTGGCCGATTCAGGTTATGCCGATGGTGCCGCTGCTGGACCAGACGCGGTGGTGCGTGCTCTCCTCGCGCTGGAAGTCACTGGAAGAGGCGCAGGCGCCACTGCTCAAGGACGCGGGCGTGACGTGCCGCGCCTATACGTGGCTGCCCACAGATCCGGCACCCTACACCATGTTTGGCCCAGAGCTCGCCGAACTGTTCCGCCCGAAACGGGCCTGCATCATCTTGTCCTACGAGGATAACTCGGGCGTCGGCGGTCCCACGGGAACGCTCATCGACGGCGCCATGAACCTCATCGCAGCGACACTGGATGACTTCCTGGCATCGACGATCATCCCACTGGACCAAGACGGCGACGGCATTCCCGATCCGTTCATCCGCAAGCTGCTCGGCGTAGCGCCCAAGCCCTCCCCCTACACATACCGCGACGCAGAACACGGCGGTATCCGCAAGTCCACCATGTCAATTCACAAGCGGCGCGCTGTCACCATCCTGACGGGCGGCAAGAGCCCGGCATGGCTCAACCAGGCCATCAGCTTCATGATCCGCTACGGTCTGGCCCAGCTTTCCCAGGTGATCAACTACGGCCTGGGCGCCTACCAGCAATACGGTGTCAACGGGCTTGACAATCTCTATCAGGGGCAGCTCGACGACGTGTTTTTGCCATTCATGCAGTGGCGCAACCCATTTGCCTCTGCCAAGGCCGGACCCTATGCCCGCAACGAGTTCATGGCCTCGGGCTCCGGATCGGCGTACACCGTCAGCTCGATACAGGCCATCGCCGACGGCGACCACAAGAACCGCGCCTATGTCTCGTTCAACCAGGACGTGGGCGATGTGGCGCCGTTCGTGATTGACAAGGATTTCGGCCTGGGACACCGAGTCAACGTCGAGCGTTCCGAGATTCTGTACACCGAGCAGGTCAAGGGCATCCGTCGCACCCTCAAGCGCGGTGAGCCTTGCCGCCCAACACTTCTCGTGGGCGATGACACTCGCGAGGAAGACGGGCTATTGCGGGCATTCCGCACCATCGGCGACGTGGCCAACTTCGCCGCAACCATCGCATCCGCAGGAGGCATGTTCTAGTGACCGAGGCTCAGGTCTTCCCCGAATTTCCCTATGACCGCAAGTTCACCCGCGCTGAGCTCGACGAGATAACCGACGAAGCACGCAAGCTCGCCGACGCCATGCGCGACGGCCAGGCCCCCAACGGCGCCACACTGTGGATCGACGAGAGCATGCTCCAACTCTGGTGCGTGCACGGCGTTTTGGCCGGTGTGCGGGTGCATCCGGATCTGGCCTACATCGTGGCCATCAAGCAGCCCGATCAGCACGCGGTATTCGAGGATTCCGTGCAGTGGGTGCTGCGCGAGGACGCCCCCGAGATCGATCCCGAACAGGACGAGGCCGAGGCCGAGCGGATTGCCACCGCACTGACGCAACGACTTCCCGACGAGGTGCGCCGTCTGGTGGCGCAGAAGATGACCGAGGCCTTCAACGAGGCGAACAAGGAGGACAGCCGTGGTTGACGTATTGCCCAGTGCCCCAGTCTGGCTGGGTGATCATCGCGGATTGTTGAGGTTCTACGCCTACCAGCGCAAGCCCGGTGACCCGCCCCAAACCATCGGCACGTTCACCCTCGATTCCGAGGATGCCGTGGTGGTGCTCAACGCGCTCAAGGGCGAAAAGGGCGAGCCGGGCACCCCCTCGCCCATCATCCGTCCGCAGTGGGGCCACGGCTATTCCAGCGTCGCGGCGCTGCATGCCGGAGAGAACACCCTGACGACGCTGGACGCGGGCCGCGCGTGGTACATCAACGGCACCTGGAACATCTGGACCGGCAGCGCGTGGCGCCAGGAGCAGGGCAGCCTGGAGGGGCCTCCCGGCCCCACCCCGGACCTGTCGATGTCCGCCGAGATCGTCCCGCAGCCGGTCTCGGGGCCGTACGGCGAGATCGTGGTGGACCGCAGCGGTACCGACGAAGATCCGCACTTTCACCTCAAGATCCCCGGCATTCCCGGTCCGCAGGGCGACAACTCGACGATCCGGGGCTCGCTGGACTACGACAACAGCGCCGACCCGCTCGATGGCCAGGGCATCGTCTTTGACATCACCAGCGGCAAGTTCAAGCCCGGCGATATGTCTCCCTACGCCGCCGAGCTGTACACGATCCCGCAGGGCGCATTCCAAAACGGCAGCTTCTCCACGGGCGAGCAGATCATCGCGCAACTGACCATCGAGGCACGCTCGACAGCCTGGTATCCCGACGTGATGGGCCACGTGCGGTGGCGCCGCGCCATCTTGTCCTCGGCGCAGGTCCAGATCGAGGTCCGCATCGAGCCGGAGAACAGCTCACCGTCGGTGCCGGGCAACGCCCCGATCTGCGCGCTGGGGCCATTTGACCCGTCCACGCTGGACACCACGACCGTCTCGCACATCGCCCCGCACTTCTCCCACGAAGGCGACCCGATGCGCGCGGTGTCGCCCACCTCGGCGGTCGGGCGCATCCCGGCCGGCCAGGCGGTGAACGTCTATGTGATCGCCCGCCGCATCGGCGGTAACGGTTCGTACATCATCGACGCCGAATGGTCCCAGCTGGCCCTGCGCGCCTACCCCGTGAGCTGACATGCCCAGAGTGGTTGACCGGCGCCCGCGCCGGGTCGCGGACAAAGACCCCCTTGCCGGGCTACTGGGCTATGACCTCACCGAGGCCGCCGAGTACGCCGGTCAGGGCATCCGCGACTTCATGTTGCAGATCCGCGACACGTGGGCGCAATGGCTCAGGGACGCCACGGGTATCGACCTGACGGCCGCCAATGAGTTTTTCGATTACCTTGTCTCCGAGTTTCTTTCACGCAGCCAGCTCGACCTATCGAGCCCGCAGAAGTTCGTCGAAAGCCTCGGCGACCTACTGCGGACCGGCGCCGAGGAACTGTTTAACAACAGCGTCATCGCTATCTCGCGTATCGGCAACATCATCCAGGACTTGATCAACGGTGCGGGCGAGTTCCTGACCGCCGACAGCGTGAAAACCAACCCATTCTGGTCTTGGGATTCCGTGATGCCCGGCTTCATCTCGGGCGGCTCAATTCGCGCGACCGCCAACGGCACACAGCAGGTCATGCGTTCAGAGCCTTTCCGGGTTTTCCCTGGCCAGACCTTAGAGCTGCGCGCCGCCTCGCAATGGACCGGCGCCGCCGCCACCGCAGGATCAAACCCGGTCAAGGTCGGATTCACCCCGTTCGATGAGGCAGGCAATCCGCTGGCCGATGTCATTCGCGGCACCTTGCAACCCTCCGGTGATCATGGCTGGCAATGGGTTCCAGTACAAGAAAAATGGCCGGTGCCCACCGGAGTCAAGTACGTCTCGCAGCTGCTCATCCTCGATAGCGGCGCAACGGCTGGAACCTTCCGATTCTCCAATGCCTCGGCGTGGGCGTCGAACCTACTCGATATCGAGCTGGTCAAGGATCTGCGCGGGATGGTCGATGCCATCGGCGGAACGGTCAACTCCGAGGCAGCCGACATTGCCGCACGCCTACAAGCGATTACCGCTGACGGCAAGATCACCGCGACCGAGATTGTCGGCCTGATTCAGCAGGCCCAAGTCTCGGGTCTGGTGATCATCCAAACGGTTCTCAATCAGATCCGCGACGTTGTCAACGGCAACGTGGTCACGCCCATCAACAATATCGTGCAGGACTTCATCGCCTGGTTTGGCTTGAATCAGAACAAGACTCAGAAGCTCACCAGCGGTGGCTACTTGAGCACATCCGATGTAGTCGGCAATTTCGATATGAGCCGGGTCGATGATCTTGTCGATAACCTCGGCAACATCCTGTCCGGGGTCAAGGACGGCGCCGACGGCGTGGGCACTGGCACCACGGGCGCTATCGGGGATCGCATCAATCAGGCCAAGGACTCGCTACTGGCGCTGCTGGGCCTGTCGCAAGACGCGCTCAAGAGCGCTATCGCCGCACAGACCACGTTGCAAGAGCAGGAGACCGAGCAGAACACCGGCGACGGCAACAGCTACAGTTTCGTGTTCTCCGGGGCAGACGGGGCCGCGCTGAATGCGACCGATTGGACCACCGGCCCCACGCCCGGCGATATCACCATCAGGGGCGACTCGGGATATGCGGGCGTCAAGAACGGCAACCCTGACGGGTACTACTTCGCCAGCCCCAACTACACCTATGCCAGCGACGGACAGTCGGCCTCATTCGTGCTCGGCAACACCCAAAACGGAAACTACTACTCCGGGGTGTTCATTCGCTGCAACGCCGATCGCACCACCGGCGCCTACTGCCTGGCCAAAGAGGGCGAGGTCCTCGTCGGCAAGTTCACCCGCTCGGGCACCAGCTGGACGTTCGCCACACCGATGACCTTTCAAGGCGGGCTGTCATCGGTCAAACAGGGCGCCCGTATCGAAATCCGTTGCAGCGGCAACAACTTCTTTGTCCGCGTGAACGGCAAGCCGGTCACCTCAGCGACCGATGTCGCGGGCGCCATCGCAACCGGCCCGGACTATCGATACGCCATGTTCTGTGTTCAGCGGGCAACGTCGTGGTTCACCTATGACTCCTACCGCATCGCAGCATTCGCGATGTCCGATTACAGCCCCTCGGGAGGTAGTGCCACCTTGTCGAACGCGTGGAGCCTAACCCGCTCGTCCACATCGGGTTTCACCTATACCGACCCCATCACCTCAGCGGGCCTGCTACCGGCGTCGTTTTTCACCTTCACCGACTACGCCAATGGCGTCACCATCACCGACCTTGGCCGGGGCGCGGTGACCGTGGATCAAGCCGGGCTCTACAAGCTGGCCACCACGTGTCGCCCATACTCGGCCAAAGGTCCGGTGACCCCGCATTGGTGCCTGTACCGCAACGACGTTCAGGTCACCGGCGCCATCGGCCCCGGCGCCGAATTCGAAATCCTGCTCAACGCAGGCGACAAGATCCAACCCGCCCTGATCGTCGTCGACTACGACGTGCGCTCCAACGGCTCCACCGGCTCGGAAACCGTTGTCTCGCGCACCATCACCCAAGTGTTCGGCGTGGCCTCCTTCACCGGCCGAAAACTCATCTAACCCCACACCACAGGAGAACTCACCCATGACCACACCGCAAGCACCCACCGCAGAGGACACCGAGGCTCTAATAGACCCCCCGGCGCCCTCACCCACCCCGGATTCACCCGCGCCAGAACTGTCGCAGGAACCGTCCACGGCACCGCAGACCCCGCAGATGCCCGAGCCGGGCACCACATTCACCATGCCCGAGCTACCCGGAATCACGTTCACGGTAGTGCGCGGTGGCCTCAACGACGAGGGTAAAACCAACCCCGCCAACTGGATTGCAATCACCGGTACCGACGACGACGGAAACATGGTCTTCCGGGCGGGGTTCGCAGGCCCCTAAATGCCCTGGTCTACAGACCCGAGCATCGCCCCTGGCCGCTCGGGCGGTAAGTGGTACCCGAACCCGCACGTACCGGCACCGGCGCCGACTGGCCGGTGGCACGCGGTAATCGGACTCGATAGCGCACTGGCGGTGATGTGCGTCGGGCACGTCGAGCTAGTAGCCTTGCAAGCCCTCGGCGTGGTGCTGTCGGTGCACGCCGATCGCGCGCTGGCATTGACGGCGGTCTACCAGCTGGCGACCAAGCGGCCAGTGTTGGTGACCCGCGATCTGCAACTACAGGCCACGTTCCAACAGGACCTCGCGCTGGCGCTGACCATGGAGCGGGCACTGTTCCTGGCCAAAGTGATCGGCGCGGACCTCAGTAGCGCACTGGAGATGACCGGCACCATCGGTTTGCAACGGGTGGCCGCGATCGATCTGACGCGCAACCTCACCGCGCCCCGCTCGATCAGTTTCGACAAGCTGCTGCCCGTTGGGCTCACACGCACCGTGGCGATGTCCTCGGCCCTGGTGACCGAACGCGTCGCCAAGATCGACGCCGCCCTGTCGGTAACCATGACGCGGGCATGCAGCCTCGGCTATCCGCCAGGCGGGCTGCCCACGCTGGCCACCTACACCACGGCCGGGGCGTTCACCCACAACATCGTGCGCAACGCCGACTACATGGACTGCGTTGGATGCGGCGCCGGGGGAGGCGGGGGCGGCGGTGACGGCGGTCTAGGCAGCACAGGACAAGGCGGACGCAAGGGCGGATGGAACAACGCCACCGTAGCCCGCAACATCGATCTGCCTGGATCGGCGCTGACGATCACCGGCACCGTGGGCGCGCCGGGAACTGCGGGCGCCAAAGAGAAAGACGGCGGGCCGGGCGGTGACACCACGTTCTTGGTCAACGGAATCACCACAACGTGTGCCGGTGGGGCGGGCGGTAAAGGCGCCTACGCCGGCAACGGACTCAACCAGCCCGGCGAGGCTGCGGGCAACACCACCATCAACGGCCAGACCTACACCGGCGGCGCACAGGCAGGCACCAACACTAACGGCAACGCGCCCGGAGGTGGCGGCGGTCCCGGCTCGGGCGGCGTCTTCGGCTTCGCCAACCCCGGCCGCGTCGGCGGAACGGGCATAGCACATATCCGGTCGTATCAATAGAAAGGGAAATCCACTATGGCATGGGGAATTTCGGCCTACCTGGCGAACAAACTGCTCGATCACATCTGCCGCAACGCCGCCTACACACCACCGGCGACGGTGTACGCCAAGATGCACACCGGCGATCCCGGCGCGGCCGGAACGGCCAACGCGTCCTCGGTGCCCACCCGGTACGCCTGCGCGTTCAACGCGGCGGCATCCGGGTCGATCACCCAATCCAATACCCCCGAACACACCCTCGGCGCCACGGAAACCATTGCAGGCGTCTCATTCTGGGATACCCCCGGACCTACGGGCGGCAACTTTCTGTGGTCTTCCCAGGCGACCGCGAGCAAGTCGGGGGCTAGCGGAGACATCATCCGCATCAACAGTGACTCACTGACCCTCGCGCCGTTGGCCACGACATGATGCGCCGCCAGCTGCTCGGCGTGGGCGCGCTGTGTCTTGCCCTGTTCGCCGCCGCATTCCGCCTCGGCTGGTGGGCCTCCGACCAGCTGTCCTCCTACGCCCAAGAGATCGACCCCGGCATTGAAAGGTTGTACACACGATGAGCTTTCGCACCGCATACGGCAATACAGTGTCCGAGAACGGTTGGCGCATGTGCAACCGAGACGAATGTGACATCGTGCGCATCGACGAGCTCTACCTCGTCGATACCGCACCGCTGCGCAAGGGCGCCCCGCTGACCATCCTCGGCGCCTGGCTGTACTGGTATGACCGCAACGTCGAAGAGATCGACTCCCCGGTCTGGGGCTGGTCGCTGGAGAACGAGGTGGCCAACTCAAATCACCTGGCGGGCACAGCCGTTGACGTGAACGCACCCAAGTATCCATGGAAGCAGTACACGATGTCAGCGGCCAAGATCGCCAAGGTTCGCCAGGGCCTCAATCTGTTTGAGGGGTCTGTCTACTGGGGGCGCACCTGGGGTGAGAAGAACATCGGATCGCCGGACGAAATGCACTACCAGATGGCTTGGCCCGAAGGCGATGCGCGAAACGCCGCATTCGCCAAGAAGCTCCAAGACGGATACCTCGGCATCTACCAGGCATCCCCACCCGTGATCGTGCCCCCGGCAAAGGTCTGGCCGCAAACGGCAACCGATCGCGAGCTGCTGGAGTACATCGCCGCCCAGCTCGGACCCGGAGATCCGGCATGGGCATCCAAAGGTATGACCTTGCGCGACAAGGTGTGGTCCAAGTGATCCGCATCGGCGACCGCAACCAGGCCGTCCGGCAGTGGCGCGCCGTGATGAACGACTGGTTTGGGCCGCTGTACACCCGGCTACTGGGACCGCTGCCCCGCGACACCGACGAATTCGGTCCCCGCGCCGCGTCCTGGGCAGCCGAGTACCAGCGCCGCACCGGCCAGGTCCCCACCGGCGAAGTGTCCGATAACGACCTGCGCGCGTTGGGTATTGCGCCCCCGGCCCCGCCCGAGGGCCGCCACCTCGGGCTGATGTTCCGGGGCACCGGAGGCATCATCGGCCAGGACTACGTATCTCGTGTTATGCAGGCTGTGGCCAACCTCGTTGAAGAGGTACACCCCGAGTTCGCCGCGACCATGGGTGGTCTGCCGGTCGGCGCTGCTGGCGGTCCGGGTGACATTTCGATGGCCAAGGCCGTGGACATCGCCGTGGCCGACGCCAAACGCATTTTCCTGGAGCGCTACCGGATCAACCCCAACATCAGGGTCGTCATCGGCGGGTACTCGGCGGGCGCCGTCGCGGCGGCCAAGTTCCGTGCCTGGCTGGCCGAGCACTACCCGGATAACTACCTGTGCTCATTCAGCATCGGCGACCCCACGCGTCCGTATGGTGGCAGCTACTACGGCGGTCCCGTCCTTGCTGGACAGGGCATT